GGGTCGTGACTTAGAGCAATTTCAAGCAGGTGACGATAATGAAGATCCTGTAACAAAGTTTCTAAAGAAAGCTACAGAGGACGAGAAAGAAGAAGAGGATAAGCCGCCAAACGTACTTGGTGGATCGGAGTTTCCATTTGATCGTATTATACCTGTGCCAAACCCTCAACCAGATGTTGTTCCAAGTCCGTTTCCTGAATCTACTGCAAGCTTTACACCTGTTGGGTTTGATTCTGGAAATTTAAATGATTTAATAGCTAGAATTACAGGAGTAGCTTCACCGAAGAGATTACAAGATGGAGGTGTAATAAGCTCTGTTGATAATTTTTTATCTAAGGTAGCATGACCAATTTACAATATGCAGAGTTTTTAAGTGATGAGGAGTTACAAAAGGTAGCTCCGTTACTTAAGAGGCTTAAGAAACTTGATGACAGATCGGAGTCACAGGAAGATTTTCTACGATTTGTTAAAAAGATATGGTCTGGATTTATTGAGGGTAAGCACCACAAGATCTATGGTGAGAAGTTACAAGCAGTTGCAGATGGCAAAATCAAACGTCTAATTGTCAATATGCCACCAAGACATACTAAATCTGAGTTTGCCAGTTACTTATTTCCTGCATGGCTGATGGGTAAACGACCTGATTTAAAGATAATACAGGCAACACACACGGCAGAGCTTGCTGTGGGATTTGGTCGTAAGGTTAAGAACTTAATTGATAGTGAAGATTTCAGAGATATATTTCCTGACATAAGATTAGCCACTGATGCAAAGGCTGCAGGTAGATGGTCTACGAACAAAAGTGGTGAGTATTATGCTGTTGGTGTTGGAGGTGCATTAGCAGGAAGAGGTGCTGATTTACTTATCATTGATGATCCAGTATCAGAGCAAGATGCCTTGAGTCCGACTGCATTAGACAGTATTTATGATTGGTATACGTCAGGTCCTAGACAGAGATTACAGCCAGGTGGATCAATAATAATTGTTATGACCCGTTGGGGTATTAAGGATTTGACTGCAAGAGTATTGCAGAAGCAGACAGAAGGTGGTGCTGACAGGTGGGATGTCGTGGAGTTTCCTGCCATATTTCCTGACACTGGTAATGTGTTATGGGAAGAATATTGGTCAAAAGAAGAATTAGAGGCTGTTAAATCTTCCATACCTGTGTCAAAATGGAACTCACAATATATGCAGAACCCTACTGCTGAAGAGGGTGCTATTATAAAAAGGGAGTGGTGGAATGTTTGGGATCGTTCTGAGCCGCCTGCCTGTTCATATATCATACAGTCATATGACACGGCTTTCACGAAGAATGAGCGTTCTGATTATAGTGCTATTACTACTTGGGGTATTTTTACTCCCGTTGAGGGTGAAGGAGATGCCATCATCCTGCTTGATGCAGAAAAAGGTCGTTGGGATTTTCCAGAACTTAAACTTAAAGCACAAGAATTGTGCGAAGCATATGATCCTGACATGATTTTAATAGAGCAAAAGGCAAGTGGTACACCTTTAACACAAGAGCTGAGACGTATGGGAATACCTGTTACTCCATTTACACCAAGTAAGGGTGCAGATAAGTTTGCAAGAATGAACGCTTGTGCGCCTGTGTTTGAAAGTGGTATGGTTTGGAGACCAGATGCTAATTTTGCAGAGGAGGTTGTTGAAGAATGTGCTAGTTTTCCACATGGAGATTTTGATGACTTGGCAGATTCAATGACACAGGCTATACTAAGATTTAGACAGGGTGGTTTTATTACTACTCCTGATGACGATGAACAAGAACCAGTCTATAGAAAAAAAATGGAGTATTATTAATGACCAAAAGAAAAGCAGATAAAAAAGCAGGATTTGGACAAGGCAGTGGGAGTAAATTGGTTGATGCAAACATAGCCGCTAATTTTCCAAAAAGTTTACCACAAGCAATAAAAGTTGAATTAAGAAAATTATTAGGTAAAGAAATGGGTGGTGAGGTTATGGATATGACTAAGGCACAACCTGTTGGCATGATGGATGGTGGTAAAGTCAAGAAGATGAACATGGGTGGTGTCATCGGTGGTCGTGGTGGCAAGTTTAAAGGTATGATGTAATGTCTCTAAAGTCTGCTGATCCTTTTGGTGATTTAAGAAGAAAAGAAGACTCTGCTATTTTAAGAAAACTTAAAAAAAGCAAAAAAGCAAAAAAGATTAAAACAAAACCAGTTAAGTTAACTGTGCAAAGTGCAAGCATTACTAATCCAAGAGGGATGAACATACAAAAAAATATGATTATGCCTAAGATGGCAAAAGAAGGAGGTCTTATGACACAAGGAAATTTACGAGATGCTATCAAAAAAGTAAAAGCACAAGAGATGAGTGGTGGTGGTGAGCCAGTGCCTGCAAAGTTTAAAGGCTTTTCAAAATTACCAGAAGATGTGCAGAAAAAAATGGATCCATCGTTAGCTGAAAGATTTGAAGATGGCGGACCTGTAAAGATGGGATCTGGTGGTGGTGTCTGTAAGGGTATGGGCATTTCGAGAGCTGGAGGCAAATTTAAAGTAAGGTAGTATTATGGCTATTGAAAAGGTTAACGGAATAGAAAATGTTGATGCACCTCAAGGTGTAACAGCAGTAGAAATAGAAGAAGCACCAATTGCAGATAACATCACAGAGATGGATGATGGGTCAATAGTAATTGGTGAAGTAGAAGAGCAAGTTGCTCCTATACAAGTGCCGTTCAATGCAAACCTTGCTGAGTTCATGGATGATGCAGATTTAGGTAGAATATCATCTGAACTAGTCAATGAAATACAAGAAGATACAAACTCTCGTAAAGAGTGGGAAGACCAGTATAAAAATGGTCTAGAATTATTAGGAATGAACTATGAAGACAGAGCTGAACCCTTTGAGGGAGCCTCTGGTATTGTTCATCCATTACTCGCTGAATCTGTTACACAGTTTCAAGCACAAGCATACAGAGAATTACTACCAGCAGGAGGTCCTGTAAAGACAGCCATTATAGGTCAAGAAACTCCTGAAATAGTAGCACAGGCTGAACGTGTTAAAAATTTTATGAATTACCAAATAACCTACGAGATGGAAGAATATGATCCAGAGCTAGATCAAATGTTATTTTACCTTCCAATCGTTGGATCATCGTTTAAAAAAGTTTATTTTGACCCATCATTGCAAAGAGCCGTGTCAAAATTTGTTCATGCAGAGGATTTAATAGTTCCTTACAATGCAACAGATTTAAAGACATCCACTAGGATATGTCATGTTATACGTATGGACTCAAATGAAATAAGAAAATTGCAACTGACTGGATTTTACAAAGATATAGATTTACCTACGTCTGATGCTGATACAGATAATTATGACGAGGTAAAAGAAACAATCAAAGATATTGAAGGCATGAGTTCGTCAAGTTATAACGAAGAGTTAACTTTATATGAAATACATACAGATTTAGATTTACCAGGTTTTGAGGATATGAGTCCTCAAGGCGAATCCACTGGACTCAAGATGCCTTATATCGTGACAATCGTGGAGTCATCTGGTGAAGTATTATCAATCAAAAGGAATTTCAACGAAGCCGATCCGTTACGCAGTAAAATACCTTACTTTGTACACTATAAGTTTCTGCCTGGTCTTGGGTTTTATGGCTTTGGTCTTACACATATGATAGGAGGCTTATCAAGAGCTTCGACATCAATTTTAAGACAATTAATAGATGCAGGAACATTATCAAATTTACCTGCTGGATTTAAAGCACGAGGTGCACGAATTAGAGACGATGAAACACCTCTGAATCCAGGTGAATTTAGAGATGTGGATATGGTTGGTATGGATTTACGTCAAGCTATTATGCCGTTGCCATTCAAAGAACCATCACAAACATTATATTCTCTTATGGGAACATTAATTGATTCTGGCAGACGTTTTGCATCTATGGCTGATATGAAAGTTGGTGAGATGCAGGGCAACGCACCTGTAGGCACAACTATGGCTATTATGGAACGTGGCACAAAGGTTATGTCTGCTATACATAAACGTCTGCATTATTCTCAAAAAGTTGAGTTTAAAATACTGGCAAGAATATTTGCAATGGGTGCGCCAATGTATCCTTATCAGGTGCCAGGTGCGCCACCTGAAATAAAGCAAACTGATTTCGATGAAAGAATAGATGTGTTACCTGTTTCAGATCCAAACATATTTTCTATGTCACAACGTATTGCTTTAGCACAGACACAATTACAACTTGCACAAAGTAATCCAGATATACACGGACCTAATGGTATGTATCAAGCGTACAGA